CGGATTTAGGCCCATAGACTAAACACTCCGTCAATGGTAAGGGAAGGGTTATAATGAAGTCATATTCAGGACAAGCTGCATACGCTTTGAAAAAGCGTCGGCAGTTTCGCCCGGAATGCGCTTTACCATCGGCCACCCAAACGGGTCGTACGTGCCTACATAAGTGTCGCCTGGTCGTGAGACCATGGCTTCACTAAATAAGTCCGGTTCGACATGCTTGGCCCTAGAGCCCGTCCACATCTGCCAAATGGCCAAGCGGCCACGGCCGGATGATTTCGGGTTCGAGGGATCTGTGTACGATAAGTAAAGCGGGTGCCATTCGCTAGCGAGAGGAATCTCGTCAACGAAAATCACTCTGACTCTATATTTATCCTTTGACCTATTACCAAAGACCTTAGCCGCGATAGCACGTTCTGCTGCAGCTGCGGAAAACTTATCGAATATCCGCATTGCAGTAGAGATCAAGAAGCCATCCTGAATAAAACCAACTTCAAAATATATCTTGCTCATTTTGCCCTCCGAGGGCAGAGTTAGTTAAGTAAAATTGATGGGGGGCAGGGTGATCCCGTGCTTACCCGCTAAATATCCGGCAAGTGAATAGACAATAATAGCAGCTAAACGCTGCCATAAGGTCTTATATGAACTGGGCGGCATTAGAGAACGCCGTTACAGAGCATATCACCCCATCCCGCTGACTGCTGCCAAAGGGCACCAATCATAAGGGATTCGAGTGTGCGAACATTCACGGCGTCATACGCATCAGATCCGGCAGGTACATTTCTAGTGTACTTAGCGGTTGATACGAGTGGCGCCTGGTTGGCCGCGAAATTCACGCCCTTCCGACCTAAGACCCCATACGAATTAATGGGAATCGAAGGGTACTTTCCCGTCACTGCATTAGCGGACGGCAAGCTTTGAGTGCTTGCCGGCCGAGTAAACAGAATCGAGAAAGGATCGGAAACAGCATGCGTGCGAACATTAGTTTGTGTACCGCCAAGGGTGGTGACAACATATTGTTTGCCGTTAATGCTGGGAGGAGTGTCGGTAGTCATCGTGTACGTCGGGGACGTAAGTCCCGTCTGTGCACCGCCTGTTACCGGAGAAGACAACGAAATCGACATGAGGAAAACCTCTAACGACGGATTGCTTTCTTAGCCTCTTCATGAGCTCGCGCGAGGGTGGCAATGTTCAGCCACCTCCTAGACCCAAACCCAGGAATCGAGAATTCCAATGATGGAACCCCGATTTCGAAGTCTGAAGTCCGCGAGACATCCTTGCGAGACCACCTTGGTAGAC